TCAAGCACAGGCTTCACTTCGTAATATAATTGAAACATTTTCACGTACCACTAGGTTTATTTTAACCTGTAATTATGTAGAAAGAATTATAGACCCCTTACAATCAAGGTGTCAAACATTTAAAATAGTACCACCTACTAAAAAAGAAGTAGCAGCACATTTAGCCACTATTTGTGATATTGAAAGCATTAGTTATGAAGCCCCTGCCATTGGGAAAATTGTTAACAGGTTTTATCCTGATATTAGAAAAATGCTTAACACTATTCAATCAAGTAGTACTGGAGGGGAGTTAAAGATAGATGATTCTTTACTTATCTCTACAGGTTATATGTCTGCTATTGTAGGTGAATTAAAACAATCTAAACCTCAAATTAAAAAGATAAGACAAATACTCGCTAATTCAAACGTTGATGATTTTGAGGATTTATTTCGATATCTATTTGATAATGCTGAAGAATATCTCCCTAATAAGGTAGGTACAGCAGCAATAATAATAAATGAACACCAATATAAAGCAAACTTCCGTTTAGATAAGGAAATAAATTGTATAAGTTTAATAACAAATTTAATAAATAATAAATAATTATGAGTCAAGCACCACAATCACCACAGTTAAACATAGATTTAACTAACACAACAGGAATAACTAACGAAGAAGGTGGAAGCATCTTTATGAGTGGGGTTATTTTAAGAAAAATTTCAAAATTTGTAGCAGGAACAGATAATGACGCAATCATGCCTATTCCTGTATTTTATGATCCAACAACTATGAAAATCTTAGGTGAAGGAATCCCAGTAGAATTAAGAGAGGAATTAAAAGAGGAATTAGTATAAATGAAAAATATATTTGATTGGATAAAGGAGATTAATACAAAAAAATCTCCTTCATCTTCATTTACCGATGATGATTGGAATTTATTCAATTCATATATGATACACAGATTTGTATCTCAAAATACAGACTATGTAGAGGTAGTTAATCTTGCACAAGAAATACCACCTCAAGAAAAAACTATGATTTATAATATTTATAGAGAATTTATTCCTAAAAATAATAAATGGAATAAATATATTAAATCTACAGTGAAAAAGAAAAACCCTGAATTAATAGATCATTTAAGGGATCATTTTAAATGTTCATCAAGGGAAGTAAATGAATATCTAATTTTGTTGGATACTGAAGAAATAAGTCGTATATTAGCAAATAGGGGATTAGAAACTAAAGAAATAAAAAAAATATTAAAATGAGTAAATTAGTAGATATGTTAAGGACATCTGCACAAGCAGATAAAGCAAAAGCTATATTATCACTTGAGTTATTAGGTAATAAAGCAGTTGGTATTGGAGACCATTCAACAGGAGACTTTTATAAAAATGCTGAAGAAGCACTTATTATGTTAGTTGATGCCGATGATAGATTAGCAGCATTAGATAAGTATTTTAATACTAAAGGATTACTAAATGGGTAGTTCAATATCAAAATATTTAGAAGAAAACGTAGGCCATTTTGGTAATAACGCAAAAGAAATAGAAAAAGTTATGAGTGATAGAGAAATTATGGATTCCAAATATCCAAATAAAAAAATCCAAGAATTTATGGATGACGAAGCAAACCAAATCATTACTATTTTTGAAGAGGAATACCCAGAATTATCTAACGAATTTCAAATTATACAAGATGAAATGTATGAAATGTTTGCTCGTAAACATATGGATTATGGGTTAAATAACATAGCATTAGGTGGAGATATCGTTAATAACAGCGATGATAAAAAATTCTCATTAACTGGGTTAGCTATTAGATTAACGGATAAAATATCGCGTTTAAGAAATTTAATGGTTAATGGTAGAAATTATGTTAAAGGTGAAGGTATGGAAGATACTTTTATTGATATAGCTAATTATGGTATAATCGGTCTTTTGGTAGGTCGAGATAAATGGAAAAAATAGTTTGGCGAAAAAACTCCCAAGTATAGTAAAAGAAATAAGAAATAATCCACCATCACCGGTGAATTATGCTTATCAAAAGAATATATCGTATTCTCAAATGTCTATTTATAGAGGTTGCCAACATCGTTGGAAACTCCAATATAAAGATAAGATAAAACGATTTACATCTTCGATTCATACTGTATTTGGAACAGCTATTCACGAAGCGATGCAACATTATTTAGATGTAGCTTATGAAAAGTCTTTCGCAGCTGCCGATAGGGAAATAGATATACAAGAATACTTTCAAGAAGCTTATATAAGCGAATATCAAACTCAATATAAAAAGAATAATGATTCTCATTTTTCTTCTGCTGTTGAAATGAGAGAGTTTTTTGAAGATGGGGTTGCTATTTTAGAATGGTTTAAGAAAAAACGTAGTAGATATTTTAGTAAAAAAGGTACATATTTAGTTGGTTGTGAAATACCTATTGTAATAGCACCAAATAAAATGTTAAATAACGTGTTATACATGGGGTATCTTGATGTTGTCACGTATCATGAAGCAACAGAGACATTTAAGATAATTGACATAAAAACAAGTACTGGAGGATGGAATGATTATGCTAAAAAAGATGAAAATAAACAATTCCAATTACTTCTCTATAAACAATACTTCTCAGAACAATACGGAATACCTTTAGATAAGATTGAAATTGAATTTTTTATTCTTAAAAGAAAAGTATTAGATCCTGATGATGAAAAACTTATGTCACCCTATCAAGCTTATAGGGTGCAGCAATTTACACCACCTAGTGGTAAAATTAAATTGGGTAGAGCAAAAACTGCTATTAATGATTTTATTAGTGAATGTTTTAACTCTAGTGGGAAAATAAAAGAAAAAGATTACCCAAAACAAGCTTCAAAATGGAATTGTAATTTCTGTCCTTATAAAGAGGATAAAGAACATTGTGGTGAAGGTATTATATACTAAAATAATTATATACGTATACCTATAAATAAACGTTATTAAAAATAAAAATTATGGCAGATGCTAAAAAAATGACACTAACTAGTGTTAAAGTGAAAAGTGAATTATTTGAAAATTTTAAAGTTGAATGTGTAAGAAGAAAATTCTCGTTCCAAAAACTTGCCGATCGTGCTTTGTTTTTGTACCTTACGGATGAAGATTTTAGAAAACAAATTTCAAATCAAACTAATCTTGAATTATAAATTTTAAATAAATGAAAAAAAGTTTTGAACACATTCCTAAAGAACAAAGGAAAAAAATATTATTAGTTTGTGACGATATTAGGGTACATTCAGGTGTTGCCACAGTTGCAAAAGAAATAGTAATTCATACAGCCCATCATTTCAACTGGGTAAATGTAGCAGGAGCTATTAAACACCCAGAAAAGGGAAAAACATTAGATATATCTCAATCTGTTAATACAGAAGCAAAAATAGAAGATGCTAATGTGAAATTGTATTGTGTAGATGGTTATGCTCAATCTATTGAAATACAACAGATTTTATCTTTTGAAAAACCTGATGCAGTAATGTTAATTACAGATCCTAGATATTTTAAACATATTTTTAATATGGAGGATACTATTAGAAAACAATGTCCTCTAGTATATTTAAATATTTGGGATGATTATCCAGCACCAATGTATAATAAGCCTTTTTATGAGGCTTGTGATTTGTTAATGGGTATTTCAAAACAAACAGTAAATATTAATAAGTTAGTTTTAGATGGGGTTGATAATAGTAAAAGAGTATTTAAGTATGTTCCTCATGGTTTAAATCATGAACAATTTTACCCAATAGATAAAGAACATGAAGAATTTGAGGAATTTCAAAAATTTAAAGAGGGTATTGTAGGAAAAGATACTGAATTTGTAATGTTTTTTAATTCAAGAAATATTCGTAGAAAACAAATCCCAGATTCAATGTTAGCTTTTAGATCGTTTTTAGATTCTTTACCAAAAGCAAAGGCGGATAAATGTAAATTTATTTTACACACTGACTTATCAACGGACCATGGTACAGATTTAGGAGCAGTAGCTGAATATCTATTTGGAGAAAATTATGAAGAAAATATTGTTTTCTCACACGCAAAACTTTCAAGAAAACAATTAAATTGGTTATATAACACAGCAGATGTTCAAATTCTAATCACTTCAAATGAAGGGTGGGGATTAACTTTTACAGAAGCAATGTTAACAGGTACCCCTACAATTTCTAATGTAACAGGAGGTATGCAAGACCAAATGAGATTTATTGATGAAAATGGTAAATGGTTTGAACCAAGTGCTGATGTTCCTTCTAACCATAGAGGTACTTATAAAGAACATGGTGAGTGGGTATTTCCAGTTTATCCAACTTCAAGATCAGTACAAGGATCACCTCAAACACCTTATATATTTGATGATAGATGTGCATGGGAAGATGTTTGTGATAGAATAAAAGAAGTATATGAACTAACACCTAAAGAACGTAAATCCAGAGGATTAAAAGGTAGAGAATGGGCATTAGGTGATGAAGCAGGGTTTACAGCAGAACACCAAGCTCAAAGAGTAATGGAAGCCTTTGATGAATTATTCTCAGTTTGGGAACCAAGAGGAGATTATGAGATAGTTAATGCAACAGAGTATAAAGGAAGATTTTTAAACCATAAAATTACATATTAATGAGTAAACCAGTTTTTATAATTAGTGCCCCAGTAGACACATATAGTGGTTATGGTGCGAGATCAAGAGATATAGTTAAATCCATAGTGGAGTTAGATAAATATGATGTTAAAATCTTATCACAAAGATGGGGTGATACTCCAACAAATTTTATAGAAGATCATAGTAATTGGAGCTTTTTAAAACCTTTATTAATACCAAATTTAAAATCAAAACCTGATATTTGGATGCAGATTACAATACCAAATGAGTTCCAACCAGTAGGTAATTATAATATTGGTTGTACAGCGGGAATTGAAAGTACAGGATGTGCTTCAACTTGGATTGAAGGGTTAAATAGAATGAACCTTAACTTAGTATCATCAGAACATAGTAAAAAAGTATTTTCAGATATTAAATTTGAGCAAAGAGATAAAAGAACAAATGTAATCCAGGGAATAATTAAATTAGAAAAACCCATAGAAGTTATATTTGAAGGAGTTGATTTGGATACTTATTTTTATAAAAAACCACAAGAAGTAGAATTAGATTTAGATTCAATAAATGAAACATTTTGTTATTTATTTGTAGGACATTGGATGAATGGTGCTTTTGGTCATGATAGAAAAAATGTTGGGTTAATGGTTAGAAATTTCTTTGACGCCTTTAAGAATAAAAAATCACAACCTGCTTTAATTTTAAAAGCATGTACTGGGAGAAATAGTTATATAAGTAGAGAGGAATTATTAGAAAAAATCAAAATCATAAAAAAACATTACCCTAAAGGTACTAAATTACCTAATGTTTATATTTTTAATGGTAATTTATCTGATACTCAAATGAATGATTTATATAACCATCCTAAAGTAAAATCCATGATTAGCTTTACTAAAGGTGAAGGTTATGGTAGACCTTTAGCAGAATTTGGATTAAGTAAAAAACCTATTATTGCATCAGCTTGGTCGGGTCATGTTGATTTTTTAACTCAGGGTAATTGTATTTTAGTTCCTGGTCAATTAGAACCAGTACATGCAAGTGCTGCTAATCAGTGGTTATTAAAAGAAACACAATGGTTTAAAATTGATGATAAAGCATCAATAAAAGCACTTAAGGATGTTTACGAAAATTATAAAAAATATATAGTAGGAGCTAAAAAACATGGTCATCATATAAAAACCAATTTTTCATTTGATGCTATGAAAGAATTATTAGGGAATGTATTAGAAAAGAATATACCCTTTATTCCTAAAGAGGTAAAATTATCTTTACCACAATTAATAACACCAAAACTATAAGTATGGCACAATACGATGAAATAATACAATGTCCTAAATCAGGCGGCGATTTATGTTATAAAATAGAAGTAAGCAAGGATATAACGCAATATATGAGTTTATCATGTGGGTTTATGACAAATACATTAATGAAAGTCGATACAGACTTTTATAAAGAACAGATGGTTTTACTCCCTGAATTATATAAAGATTTAGCTTGGTTAGACACCGATACGGAATTAGTATGGTTACCTAATAATATAAATGTTCCTGAATTAGGAATGGTTTATGCTTCAGGTGCTAATACAGAAGAATGGAAATGGGCAGCAGTTAAAGCTATTAAGTTAGATAAAGAAGTTACAAACAAAGATGGATCAAAGTCCTTATATAAACCAGATATGTCTACAGTAGAATATTTTGAAGAGCGTGATTATATAGATGCTCTTTCGTATATTGGGGCATTACCAAGCTAAATAAATATGAAAATAAGTTACGGATTAACTGTTTGCAATGAACACGAAGAACTTCAACATTTAATAGAGTTTATATTTCCTTTAATTGATAGAGAAGATGAGATAGTAATTGTTTATGATGATAATAGAGTTACAGGTGAAGTTTTAGATGTAATAGACCACCACAAAGATATAGTAAAAGCATTTCCTTTTGATTTCCAACAGAATTTCTTGGAAAATAAGAATTATATGAATTCTTTATGCGAAGGAGATTTCATATTTCAAATAGATGCAGATGAAATACCAAATGAAAGTTTAGTATCTAACTTAAAACCTATTTTAGAATCAAACCCTACTTTAGATATGTTAATAGTCCCACGTAAAAACCTTGTAAAAGGTTTAACAGAGGCACATATTAAAAAATGGGGTTGGAGAGTAAATGAAAAAGGTTGGGTTAATTGGCCTGATCAACAAAAAAGAATATACAGAAACACCCCAGACATTCAATGGACAGGCCATCCGGTTCATGGTATGATAACGGGGTATAAGGAATTTGCAGCTTTACCTGTAGAGGAAGGATTTAGTATTACTCATAATAAGCAAGTAGAAAGACAAGAAAAGCAAAATGAAAGATATGATAATATAGAAAGGGGAATGACATTGCAAAATATTTACGAGAGATATATGGATACAAACCCAAGTGGTGGACATGGAGATAAAGGAACTGCTCATTCTTATATTAATTCATATGAAATATTATTAGAACCTTATAGAAAAAATAATATTAATTTATTAGAAATAGGAATAGCTTATGGGGAATCACTTGAAATGTGGTATGAATATTTTAACCAAGGAGAAATATATGGAGTTGATATCCACGCCGTAGAGATATTTAGTAATGAATTTAAACCCGGGGGATATAAAAATGATGATAGATTTACAATCTGGATTGAAGATGCAACAAACCCTAAATTTTTAGATACTATAAAAGAAATTACTTTTGATGTTGTTATAGATGATGGATCTCATGTTCTTAGTGATCAAGTTGAAACATTTAAAAACTTTAAAAATAATAACAAAATAAATCCTGGTGGGATTTACATAATAGAAGATGTTGTTGATCTTGATGAAGTTAAAGATGAATTTATTGCTTTACATGATAATTGTGAAATTATTGATTTGAGAAATGTAAAAGGAAGACATGATGACGTATTAATTGTATATAAATTTTAAAAATATGGTAAGTTTAATTATACCCTCATATAGAAACCCAGAATGTTTAGACTTGTGTTTGAAATCAGCATTAGAAGGACAATCTGTAAAAAACCAAATTATAGTAATATTAGATGGATTTATTGAAGAATCCAAACATATTATTGAAAAATATCAGGATAAAATTCATTTTTTACCCCTAGAACAAAACCAAGGTATGCAAATGGCATTAAACCTAGGAGTTTGTAATGCTGATAATGAAACTATTGTTATAATTAATGACGATAACGTATTATGTAAAGATTGGGATAAAGTTATAGAAGAAGAATTAGAATATAATCACGTACTAACAATAAACCAAATTGAACCTTTTAATGGTATATTTAATTTTCCTGTAAAGGATTTTGGTTTGCATCCAAGTAAGTTTGATTACGAAGGATTTAAACAATATGAACCAACAATACGTAATGAGGTTTCAACCCCTGATGGTGGAATATTTCCTTTTGCTATGTCTAAAAAAGATTATATGATTGTAGGTGGATTTGATACACTCTATAAATCTCCATTTATATGTGATTGGGATTTTTTCCTTAAATTAGAATTAAATGGTTTAAAATTTAGTAGAACATCTAAAGCCCATTTTTATCATTTTGTAAGTATGGCAACTAAAAAAGGTAAAAATAAAGAAGAAATGATTTCATCTGAATCACCTGCTGCTCAAACCTTTATATATAAGTGGGGTATGCCTCCAAATTTATTTGAAAATAATTCTCACAATCCCAAAAATGGACAAATCATTAAAGGTATAGAATATAAATGAAAATAATATATAGAATATCAGATGCAGGTTATAATAAAGTGAAACCTGATTATATCAATAATGAAAAATGTTTAACTAATGCCTTAAGAGTATTTGACGATACTGATTGGAGTATTATAGCAGATAACATTTCTTCCGAAACTAATGATATGATCCAACATCATATATCAAAAAATCATATTTTTTATGCTAGTAAGGGTAATGGAGCAGCAACATTTAATTTAGCATTAGATGAAGCTTTAACCTATGATGATGATGAAATTATTTATTTTATAGAAAATGATTACCTTCATAAACCTGGATCTCAAAAAATATTAGAAGAAGGATTTACATTAGGTGCCTCCTTTGTTTCATTATATGATCATCCAGATAAGTATATGGTACCTGAAAAAGGTGGTAATCCTTATTGTGCAGGAGGTGCCGAAGATACAAGAGTATATTTAACCGATTCATGCCATTGGAAAATAACAAACTCAACAACAATGACTTTTGCAGCAAAAGTTAGTACTTTAAAACGAGTAGAACCAACACTAAGAAAATGGACATCAGGAGTTCACCCTGATGACTTTAAAATGTTTTTAGATTTAAGATCACAAAATGAATTATTAATAACTCCAATACCAGGGTTTGCCACTCATGGAGAAACAGCTTGGTTATCACCACTTTGTAAATGGCATTTAGTATAATATTAAAAATGTATAGGTTATGAAAAAACACACTAAAAAAGTATGGTATGCACCATATAAATTTGAATCTTATGGGCAAGAAGAAATTGATGCTGTAACTGAATGTTTAAAAGCAGGATGGTTAGGAGGACAAGGTCCAAAATCAGTTGAATTTGAAAAAGCAATTGCTAAAAGATTTGGTAAGAAATTTGGGATGTTTGTAAATAGTGGTTCATCTGCTTGTTTATTAGCAATAGCAGGTTTAAACCTAAAAAAAGGTACACACATCATAACCCCAGCATGTACTTTTGCAACTACATTAGCACCCATTATACAACTAGGATACAAACCAGTATTTGTAGATGTTGGATTAACGGATTATGTTGCTGATATAGACCAAGTATTATCCGCAGTAACTAATGAAACTTCTGCTCTAATGTTACCTAACCTTATTGGTAATAAACCCGATTGGGTTAAATTAAAAGCTGGTCTTGTTGCTATGGGTAGAGAAGATATATTTCTTATTGAAGATTCTGCTGATACTATTACTGAAACCCAAATTACAGATGTTTCTACTACTAGTTTTTATGCTTCTCACGTTATTACTGCTGGTGGGGTAGGAGGAATGGTGATGTTTAATGATGAAAAACATGTAACCAAAGCACTACAATATAGAGATTGGGGTAGATTAGGTAACGACTCAGAAATAATGGATGATAGGTTTAATCATACAGTAGATGGAATACCATATGATCATAAATTTTTATATAGTGTATTAGGCTATCATATGAAAGCATGTGAAATGAATGCCGCTTTTGGATTAGTTCAATTAAACCGTTTTGAAAAATTTTCAAAAATTAGAAGAGCAAATTTTGAGAGATATTTAGAAAACTTACAAGGAGTAGGTGATTTAATACTCCCAGACGATTCTATAAAACCTAATTGGTTAGCAATTCCATTTCAAACTGAGAAAAGATTTGAATTATTAACTTTTCTAGAAGATAATGATATTCAAACAAGAGTTACATTTGCTGGTAATGTTACTAGACACCCTGTTTACAGAGAATATCTGCAAGACTTTGAAAACTCTGATCTTATTATGAAAAACGGATTTTTATTAGGTGCACATCATGGTTTAACAATTGAAGATATAGACTATGTTTGTGATAAAATAAAAGAATTTTTCAATCAATAATGAAAGTATTAATTTTAGGAGATGGTTTACTAGGAAGTGAATTACATAAACAAACAGGTTGGGATGTTGCATCTAGAAAATTAGGGAATTTAGACATAAATAACCCTGAAGATTTAAATAAGCTAATTAAAAAATATAATACGGTAATAAACTGTGTAGCCCACACCCAATCATATTCATCAGACCAATTTATACATAAGGAGGTAAATTATAAATTTGCTGTTAGTATTTCAAATTTATGTAATAATAATAAGGTTAAATTAATTCATATTTCCACTGAATTTGTGTATGCCAACAATCTAACCCCACCAACTGAAGAAGATATACCTTTTCCTGATGGTACATGGTATGCATATACTAAACTATTAGCAGATGAATATATTAAGTTAAATAGTTTTAATTATTTAATATGTAGGGGGTTACATAAACCTCATCCTTTCCCACATCAAAAAGTGTGGGATGTAAAAACAAGTGGAGATACAGTACAAAAAATGTCAAGTATAGTTATAGACTTAATTAATAAAAATGCTAGTGGTGTATTTAATATAGGAACAGGTGATAAAAACTTGGCTGACCTAGCTCCTTTTAGTACATTGATAAAAGCACCATCACACGTCCCTTGGGATACTAGGATGAATTTAACTAAATTAAATAATTTTTTAAAAAATGAGTAAAAAAGTATTAATTACAGGAGTAGCAGGTTTATTAGGTAGTAGACTAGCAGATTGGATCATTGAAAACAAACCAGAATATAAGGTAGTAGGTATTGATGATTTAAGTGGGGGTTTTGAAGAAAACATTAACCCCAAAGTTGACTTTTGGCAGATGGATCTTGTAACACATCCCATTGAAAATTGTTTCGAAGTAAATAAATTTGATTATGTATTTCACTTTGCCGCTTATGCTGCTGAAGGATTATCGCCTTTTATACGTGGGTATAACTATGATAACAATTTAAAAGCAACGGCACGCATAGTCAATGAATGTATAAAACACGACGTTAAAAGATTGGTATTTACATCAACATTAGCAGTGTATGGTCATGGAGATGGTGGTATTTTCGATGAAAAACAACAACAAGCACCAATTGACCCTTATGGGGTAGCAAAATATGCTTGTGAAATGGATATACAAATTGCAGGTGAGCAACATGGATTAGATTGGTGTATAATCAGACCTCATAATGTTTATGGTATTAAACAAAATATTTGGGATAAATATAGAAATGTATTAGGTATTTGGATGTTCCAACATCTTAATAATACGAGAATGACAATATTTGGTGATGGAGAACAAACAAGAGCATTTAGTTATATAGATGATTCATTAGAACCTCTATGGAACGCAGCAGTAAGACCTGAAGCTAGTAAAGAAATTATTAATTTAGGTGGTATCGAAAAACATTCAATTAATGAAGCAGTTGATACTTTTATGGATGTAACGGGAGCTTGTTGTGTGCGCCATGAGGAAGGTAGACATGAAGTAAAACATTCTATACCAACTTACCAAAAATCAGTTGATATACTAGGTTTTAAGCATACAACAAATTTAAAGGAAGGACTAACAGAAATGTGGGAATGGGCTAAACAACAACCTATGAGAGAACGTTTTGTATGGCCTAATTATGAATTAGATAAAGGAATTTACTCATTTTGGAAAAACAAATAATATGAATATAGGAATAATAGGTCAAGGTTTTGTTGGTAATGCTATTTACCAAAAATTTAAAAATTATTATGATGTTAAAACCTTTGATATAAAGGGTATGATGCATTGTAATAGTAGAAAAGAAGAAACAATGTCGTGTGATATTGTATTTGTTTGTTTACCAACTCCCATGAACCAAGACGGAAGCTGTCATACAGATATAGTTGAAGAAGCAGTTGCTGACATATCAACTTTAAGTAAAGGAAATATTGTAGTAATTAAATCAACAATCCCTCCTGGAACAGTAGCAAAATGGAATAAAAGATATAATAATTTAAATATAGCATTCAACCCAGAATTTTTAACTGAAGCAAATGCTGTATCTGATTTTGAAAATCAAACACGAGTTATTTTAGGTGGGCCTAGAAGTGCAACAACTAAATTAAAGACTATATACTCTAAAGTATTTCCAAAAGCTGCTATTGTTAAAACCGATTCAACCTATGCTGAAATGGTTAAATATGTTACTAATAGCTTCCTGGCAACTAAAGTATCATTTGCAAATGAAATGTATCAAATATGTAATAAGTTAGAAGTAGATTATGATAAAATAATAGAGTATGCTACGTATGATGAACGATTAGGTAAATCACATTGGTCAGTACCAGGACCAGATGGAGATTTTGGCTATGGGGGACATTGTTTTCCTAAAGATGTTAAAGCATTAATAAATTTGGCCCTTGATTTAAATATAAGCCCAAGAATGCTAACAGCAGTTGATTTTAAAAATAATGATGTTAGAGAAAATAGAGATTGGGAAGGAATGAAGGGTAGGGCTATTATATAATAATCCTACTAAATAAAATAAAAAATATGAATTTAAAAATGATACCTTGTAGTCAATGCGGGGAAGATATGCCTGAATTAAGATTAACTCAATATAATTATTCATTTTGTGTTAAATGTTCAGAAGCTGGATTAGGAAGTGAAACTAAGAAAGCAATTACAGTACTAAAAGGTGAAGGAGATCATACTTGGGTTGAAACTATTATTATGTCTGATTCAGATTATAATTCTTACCAAAGTGAAAAAGATGAGGATTTTAAAAGCATGAAAGATTTTAAGACAAATATAGAAGATGACAAAAATCTTCAAGGACCCTTTACAATTATTACACCTAAAGATAAATAATGGCCGCACCAAAACCATTAAGTAAAGAACAAATAGTAGCTGCTCAAGCAAAGACTTTATCAAATATGGCAGCTGCTAGATACCTCCATGTTTCATACCAACACTATAAGAAATGGGCTAAATTGTATAAATTATTTGAGTCTCATAAGAATCAAGCTGGGGTTGGTGTGCCCAAGTTTTTAAAAGGTTCTAAAAAGATGCCTCATATGGTTGAAATAATTGAAGGTAGAATAGCTGCTTCACATTTTGATCCTAATAAACTTAAATATGCTCTTATAGAACAAGGATATCTTCCAGAAGAATGTTCTATATGTGGTTTTAAAGAAAGAAGGGTATTAGATTATAAAATACCTTTATTATTACATTTTAAAGATAAAAACAATAATAACTATAGTTTAGATAACGTTCAATTATTATGTTATAACCACTACTTTTTACAAGTTGGAGATATATTTAATGCAAAAGATGAAAAACAAATAGAATCTCAACAAGAACATTATGGTACAAGTGAAGTTATTAATTTTGAAATAGATGATTATCATTTACAACGTTTAAAAGAATTAGGGTTAGATGGAGAGGAAGAAGATGATACTAACCAATATATAAGTAGAATATAAAAATGAAAAACAAAAAACACAAACAAATACTTGATGATTATGATGTTCAAAAATCAAATCATCTAGAAAAATTAGCATCCAAAACTTTAAGAGATGATGAAAAATATCAAAAATTAAAGGGTAAAAAACTTAAAGGAAAGTTTTTAGATAATTTTTAGTATGACTACCTACAAGTATAAAAATAAAACATATCAAATCCTGATAACAGATGAATGGGATCGTTGTAAACAAAGGGAAAAACAGATATTAAGAGATTTTAAATACTGTGAAAAAATAAATGATTGGGGTACTATTAAAAATAGAATAACTAATGGTGTCAAATGGGGGTGGTTAACTGAAATAAATTCCCCCAATAAAAATTAGGATACCACATATAATTTTCGTATATTAATATCTAAATAGATATACAATATGGATAAAGAACCTTACTTAGAATTTTTTAGTGATGACAACAAACTAGTATTTGATCATAAATTGGAATTTGAAACCTCCGAAGAAATGGAAGATATGTTTCAAAGTGATAGTCCTTTTTTACCTAATTTAATAGTAGACACAGCACTTAAAAATCTTGATACTGATGACCCAGAAATACCAGTTATAAGAATTTACACAAAAGATGAAGATTTAACATATGATGTTATTATTAGTCGAGAAGACTTAGCTGAAACCTTGGAGGTAAATTTAGAAAATATGGAGGATCTTGAAGACTATGAACGTTGTCAAAAAATAACAGATGCAATTTATTACTTAAATACTAAATAGATATGAGAATATTAATTATATTACTATCATTCAGTTTATTATCATTTTCATCAATAGAAAAAAAGGTACATGCTACTGTGTATAACGCGGTACCTGAACAAACAAATTCAGATCCAGGACATACTGCATTTATGTTTGAGTTAGACTTAAATAACCCGTATAAACATAAAATAATAGCAGTAAGTAGGGACTTATTGAAAGAGTTTCCAAAAGGAACTAAAGTTTGTGTAATGGGAACAGATTATGATGGGGTTTACATTGTAATGGATAAGATGAATAAAAGATATACTAATCGAATTGATTTGTTAATAAATCTAGATATGAAAATAGGTAATTGGCCTAATGCAACTATCAGAATAGAAAAATAAAGTAATGCGTGGGAGGCTTGGCTATCACATAGAGGGTTCGTATATTCACATATAAGTGAGGCACGAAGTTTCATTATTAATTAAAATAAAGGTTATGAAAGAAAATAAAAGATACGTTGTTACAATGGATATGTACGTTTATGCCGATAATGATTATATGGCTAAAAAACGTGCTAATGATTTAAAATTATCAATTGAAAATAGACGACACTCAGACCAAGTTACAGTTTCTGAGATAGGTGAACAACCATTTGCTTCTATGGAGTATAGAAAATTAGATGACCCAACATTTACCCCTAAAGATACGTCTAACGAACCATTACCCTTTTAATATGAGTGTAGATAAAAGAAAATACTTACTAGAAAATGGGTGGTGGGCTCAATATCATGATGATTGTTGGTTTGAGTCATCTAAAGATGTATTTTGGGTTAATGGTAAAGGTGAAGTAGTTGGATTTAGACCTGAAAGTGAAGGTATTACATTAGAAGAAGCATATAAAAAACTAACCCAAATTTAATAATATGGAAGATAATTGGTGTCATTATTCAGGAATGCCTTCCCCAAAATCCTATATTGAAGAAGATTCATTAGGGGTAAAAATGGGGGATTGGATATTATATAATAATAAACGTAAGAAATGCTTTGGTATACACCACAATGGTAATATTTTAATAAAAATGAATGGTACCTTAGTACAAGTAAATAAAAGTAAATGTAAGACTTATGCATAAAAATGTGGCTACCGCAGTAAGGGTTCGTATATTTACACATAAGTGGGACACGAAGTTTCATTATTAATTAAAATAAAGGTTATGTCAAACGCAATTCAATTAGAT